GCCTGCATCATCACTGCAAAACGATTTGCGAGGAATAATACCTGCGACTGCATGCCAGATGGAGTATTCTCAACACCTATCCCCATACCAGCAGCATACTGTTTTCCGTTCGCATCCACGGCAACCTTGATGCTGTACATCGCCTTCAGGTCGCCGTTGACGTTCGCAATGGCCTGCGCGTTGGTGGTGATCGCTGAAGTGTGCCCGTTGATGGTCGCCGTAATGCCGTTTATCTGCGTCGCGGTGGCCTGCTGGTAATCGGAGAACGTCTGATTCAGGCTGTTGATGGATGCCTTGTTGCCGTTCACGTCAGTCTGCAAACTCAGCAGCGAACGCGCTGTTGCCTCCCTGTCGCTTGCCATGACGTTATCAATACGATCGATGCCGGCCTTGCTGTCACCGTACTGCGCGCTGAGTCTCACCTGCTGATCAACCTGCGCCAGCGTACTCGTTATTAGCGCGATAGCGTTATTCTGGATGCCGCCGCTGGCAGTATCGGTTCTTGCTCCCAGCTCCTCCAGGCGGGATGCCATTGATGAAGTCGTGTCGGTGACAACCTGTCGCAACGTGGTGATATCAGCAGTGTTTTGTGAGCTGGCTTGTTCAGCCGCATCTGCCTTACCTGATGCAGCGTCAGCTTTACTCGAAGCCGAATCAGCTTTATCAGAAATGACCTGAGTGCTCGCAGTGAGCTGATCAACAGCAGTAGCCCTTGCCTGAGCTTCATCTGACAGAGCCTGCCTTACCTCGGTAACTCCCGCCTCGTTCTGCGCAGTTTTTGCCTCAAGACGGGTAACATCCGTTACGCGCGCCTCCGTTTCAGTAGCGATCACCTCCCGGAGCTGTTCGAATGTCGCAGAGTTAGCCCCCTGCTGCGCAGTCTGGCGCACAACAACATCAGCAATAGCCAGGGCGTTCCCAATGATTGCTTCTGCTGTCTGCTTATTCGAACCTACGGCGGCAGCCAGACCATCGGCGTTCTCCTTAATCGCGTCAGAAAGTTCGGCCAGTTTCTCGCTGCTGGCTACAGCACTCTCAATCAGATCCTTAAATACCTCAGAATCTTTAATCTCCTCCAGGATCACATCGGTGATGTCGGATACATCGATGCTGGCCTGCCCGCGCACCCAGTCGGTCCATCCGCTCTGATTCCCGATCCTGTCGACAAGCCGCGCCTGGTACCAGAATTCCTGCCCCGCCTTCAGCCCCATCTGCTGATAAAGTTTCTGCGGATACGGTACAGATGCTAAAAGCATCGGATTCGAACCGTCAGCGGCAATGCTGTATTGCAGTTCAGTGCTCAGGGTGTCGCCGGTATTAGCCGGGAGCCCCCAGGTGACGTTGATTCCGAATACGACGTCTTCGGAGGCCTTAAGCCCGACAGGTTTGGGTACATCACCCGCGCGTCCCTTCAGGTGTGTAAGCGTGGAAGTTGCCCAGAGACTCGATGCACCGCCAGAGTTGATCGCACGCACGCGGACCAGGTAATCCCCCTCGAAGATGCCAGGCACTTCGATATTGCGAAGACCGGTCTCCGGTACGTTAACCCACTCATTGTCGCCGCGCTTCCACTGCACCCGATAGGCTATGACATCCGCCTGTGGTTTGCCGTTCTTGTCGACCGGCGCATCCCAGGATGCCGTCAGGGTAGCCACTCGCTGCCCCTGGCGCACTGCGTCATAGCTCGCTACCACGATATTGGTCGGCTGGTTGACGAGGCCGGTTGGTATCAGACTAATTGGCGGCGTGTCCAGGCGGGCATTGTTATCGACCGCATCATATTTTGATGCGTTATATTCGGCCCCGGTGATTGTGAAGGTGTTTTCTTCATCATCAAATCTCAGGTTCGTAACGCGGAAGTATTGCAGGCGCAACTGCCCGGCATCGATGACGAATACAGCGTTGGGTAACGGCTCTGCCGTGAAAGGCGTGGCGACCACCAGCTGCGTGCCGTTTACGGCCTGGATCACCCTGCTTTCAACGGTACCGCCCCGTGTGCGGATCATCAGTGTGTCACCCGCAACGGCACTGGTTCCCCGATCGGTTGTCACAGCCTTCAACCCGGCGTTATATCCGG